GGGATAATTGGGAAAAATTCAATGGTGCTCAAGAGGACCCCTCCGATTCCATTGATTTTACAATTCCACAAGTTCAAGCCCCTTCCGGATTTACCGAAGGTTCAATTGGCGATTACTTTGGACTACCTACTCAAATCGGTACTCCCATGGAAGTCTCAGCCCTGCACTTCCGTGCTCATAACCTTATCTATAATGAATGGTTCAGAGACCAAAATTTACAAGATTCCAGACCAAAAAACATGGGCGATGGCCCTGATGATTTAGGAGATTATGGAATCTATAGACGTGGAAAACGTCATGACTACTTCACCTCTTGCTTACCTTGGCCACAAAAAGGCGATGGTGTCGAATTACCCCTGGGCACCTCTGCACCCGTTTATGGAAACGGGAAAACTTTAGGTCTAACTGATGGAACAAATAACGCAGGCATATTTAATGGTTCTGCAACTGACGACCCTGCATTAATTGACCAATCTGTTTATAATACTAATGTGGGTACCGCCCAAACAAATACTGGTGACCTAATAACCGATGCTGGCATAGGTGTGGTAGAATCAGGCGAGTCGGGCCTATATGCCGACTTATCTTCTGCTTCCGCTGCAACAATAAACTCATTAAGACAAGCCTTTATGTTTCAAGCTGTCTTAGAACGTGACGCCCGTGGCGGTACACGATACACAGAAATGATTAAGTCCCATTTCGGAGTTACAAATCCCGATTTTAGACTCCAACGCCCCGAATACCTCGGAGGCTCTTCAACTAGGATTAATATTAATCCAGTACAACAAACTTCTTCAACTGATGGAACAACACCACAAGGAAACTTAGCAGCCTTTGGAATCGCTGCTGACTCACATCATGGTTTTACTAAATCTTTTACTGAACATGGTGTTATTATTGGCTATGTTAATGTACGTGCTGACTTAACTTATCAACAAGGTCTTCCCAAAATGTGGAGTCGTCAAACTCGATTTGACTTCTATCTCCCCACCCTTGCTCATCTTGGCGAACAAGCTGTATTAAACAAAGAAATATATTACGATGATGATGGATTCAATGACGACGCTTTCGGCTATCAAGAACGCTGGGCAGAATATCGTTATAAACAATCACAAATTACAGGAGCCTTTCGGTCAAATGCTTCAGCTAGTCTTGACGCATGGCACCTCTCACAAGAATTTGAAACACGTCCCTCTTTAGATACTGCATTCATCAAAGATAGAACATCAAAAACACTCGGTGATCGCGTTATAGCTGTCGACACTGAACCGGATATGTTACTAGATTGTTACTTTCAATTAACATGTGCCCGACCAATGCCCACTTATAGCGTGCCCGGTTTAGCCTCTCACTTCTAATGCCTGAACCAATATCAATGGGAGCAATTGGCCTCTTAGCAGGGGCCCAAGTAGCCGGAGGCGTAATTTCTAATCTTGCTTCTTCTCGTGAAGCTTCAAAAAATCGAGCTTTCCAAAAGGAAATGTCAAATACTTCTCATTCAAGAGAGGTTGCTGACTTAAGAAATGCCGGTCTAAATCCTATTCTCTCTGCTCATAAAGGTGCTAGTACTCCTGTTGGTGCAATATCAAAACATGAAAATGTCGCAAAAGACTTACCCGCTACCGTGCTTAATTCTGCTACTGCAAAAGCTAATATTAAATTATCACAAGAAAACATAGAAACCCAAAAAACTCAGCAGGCTCTTAATGTTACAAACTCTGCAAAAAATGTCGCAGACACCGCAGTTTCAGAAAATCAAATCAATGTACAAAATGCCGTTAAAGCCCGAGAAGTCGAACAGGCCAATCTTAACTCCGCTACCGCCGAAAAGGTTCGTCTCGACAATCAGAAAAAACGAATAACTGGCAAAGCCTACGAAGTCATTGGAGATACTGTCATCCCAGTACTCGAAGGAGCTACTAAAAAAGGCAAAGGCCTAATCGAACAAGGCAAAGACTGGATAAAAAAGAAAAGTAACGATTGGAAAATCGAAAACGAAAATCGAAAAAAAATTGAACAATGGAAAAAATCTAACAAGAGGTAGAAATATGCGTCGAAGAAAACCGATGTCAAGAAAAAAATCCCGAAAAAACTTTAGCAAAGGAAACCGAGTTAATTCTAAAAATTCCGCCATGGTGATGCGCGGTGGTTTCAGACTTTAAATGAAGTGGCTTGCTATAAACCACTCACGGCCTATCGTTCAAGAAGTGGCCGAAATGCTGAGGGCAACTGGCCCGTTGTTTTTAATCTTACTGATGGATATATTGACAAACAGCTAAAACTTCCCTGCAACCAATGTATTGGGTGCAGACTAGAACGCTCTAGAACATGGGCTGTTCGTTGCGTTCACGAAGCGTCATTACATCAACAAAACTGCTTCGTTACTCTCACCTATAATAATAAACATCTCCCTGCTAATGGTTCACTCCGGCCAGCGGATATGACAAAATTTCTTAAACGATTAAGGAAAAAATTCGGCAATGGAATCCGCTACTTTCAATGCGGTGAGTATGGCGATAAGTTTGCTCGCCCTCATCATCATATTTGTTTATTTGGTTTCGATTTTACTGATAAAACATTCTGGAAAGACTCTAACGGAGTCGCTCTATACCGCTCGAAAACACTTGAAAAACTTTGGAAATTTGGGTACTCTTCAATTGGTGATGTTAACTTTGAAAGTGCTGCTTACGTTGCTCGATATGTTACTAAAAAGGTAAATGGCAAGCTCGCCGAAAAACATTACGAAGTAATAAACAAAGAAACTGGCGAAGTCACTCAAAGGAAACCTGAATACATCACTATGTCAAGACGTCCTGGTATAGCTAAAAACTGGTACTCCAAATTTAAAGGGGATGTTTTCCCCTCCGATTTTATCGTTATACGCAATGGAATAAAATCAAAACCTCCACGATATTACGATTCTCTGTATGATATCGAATATCCTGAAAAATTCAAAAAAATTAAACTAAAAAGGCAAGCACTTGCCCACAAACATCAAGAAAATTCTACGGATGAACGCCTGAAGGTCCGTGAATTCATTAAAACATCACAGGCAAAACAACTAAAAAGGAGTTATGAAAATGAAAGTATTCTCAATTAAAGATACTGATATAGGATCATTCAACCAACCATTCTACAACCAGACAGAAGTAGAAGCCATTAGAAATGTTTTAGGTGCTACCAACAATTCTCAATTAGCTGACTTCCCTGATTCATTTACCTTATATGAAATCGCATCATTTGAACCAAACGAGGGAAAATTTATTAACCTTGAGTCTCCTCGTGCAATTTCAACCGTATCAACTTTAATTAACAACAGAAAGTTAGCTTCAAAAAATGAAGAATCACCCCCTAAAACCTTGAGGGAAAATGCTACAGGAAAAAAATAATCTCAAACCAAAAATAATTATAAAGTCGAATTATAATAGGTTCAAGTCTCAAACTGAAATAGTTGAAAAAGCAGAACCCCGAACAAAACAATCCTTTAAAGAAGAATGTGACATCAATAATATTGTAAGAGCATACCGGCCAAATCAAAACGGAACCCGTATCTATCAATTTGATGATTACACTAATGTAGACTTCTTTGAAATGCAAAATTCGGTAGCTGCTGGAACTGAAAAATTCCTTGAACTACCCTCACATATTCGAAAAAAATTCGACAATAATGTTGGAAATCTTATTCGATTTATCAACGACAAAAACAACAAAACTGAGGCAATTACCTTGGGTCTTATTGATAAACCCCAAGAACAGCCTCTCAAACAACCAGAAACTAGTCAAAAAGACGATAAAAAAGGCTCGCCCCCCCCTGATGGGGGGGTGAAACCGTCTGATGCCTAATAACCCTTAAAATGAACGTGGAGCGTAATAGCTTCACGTTCTCGCACATCCACTACTTGATGTAACTGTGCGGACTGACACCTTTCTTAAAAAAAACAGGTGGCAGTCAACAAAAAAAAGTGTATACTTTAATAAATAACAAAAAGGTAAACTATGAAATCAGTAATGTCCCATAACTTTTCTCAAGTTCCAAAAGCTAATA